CTGACGGAGGGAGATAAGAGTCTGGTGTTTCTCTACCTATCTCCGAGTCGCCGTCACCATAAGTCACTTTCTTATGAGCCGTTAAAGGAGTATCTTCATACTCAGTAAAACTTTCTTCATTTATCATCTTATGGCCTTATTTTAGTTCTCATATAAATCCAAGATATTCTCCCGTATTGCTTCTTCAAACTCAGCAGGAAGTGTCTCTTGGGACATAAACAAATCAAACATAAACTCTTGTAGAAACTCATCTTCGGTTAAATCCATATTATTTCTCCTTTTCACTCGAAAGTTCTTCTAACTCTACGCCATATATTCTGTTCATTAGATATCGATAGTTTTTTTCGAGATCATTAACTCTTTCGGTTATATCGCCGTGTGACTCAATCACATATTCCTGTAACTGTTCAAGAGTCCACTTAGGTCTTATCATTTCCATCTCACTCCTCCGTGTTGATTAGGTCATAATCTTCCATACGATAAGATCCATACGAATATTTTCCACTCATCATATCCCATCCTCTCACAAATACATCTCCTTCCATCTTCCCACGCAAGACGGGATGTGAAATATCGTTTAATGAAATATATTCAGGAACAAATTTTTTACCATGCTTAGTCCTACACGGCTTAAACGGATCGAACTTTTTCTCTTGCTTCGGCAACTCAGATTCGGGGACGTTTTTTAAAAAGAGTTCATCCCGGCTTTCATTGGCTTTACACTTTCCATCCTTTGTGTATTCGCCATAAGAATCTTTTCCGTCTTTATTAGTAAATAATACAAGTATTGGATAACGCTCATCCCTCATATTTGTACTGATAACTCTCACTGATTCTTCGGTTCCCATTTCTTTCCTGCGAACCGGCTTAGACCAATCTATTTTAGGCTCTGGTTTAACTACTTTCTTCAATCCGGAAAGTTCAGTCAAACATTCTTCTCCGCTATTAGCGATCACTAAACAATATGTAGCTTCTTCCGGGCCAATTCTACTTATTATAGCTCTACCAAAAGTAGAGCACTCCACATAGTCGCCAACTTTGAACTCTGGAACAGCTTTTGGTTTCTTTATGAGTTTCTTTAGATCGGATGTATTAGGTAATCCCGGAAATCCATAGTCGTAGAATACCTTTACTACAATCCCATCAAAGAATTTTGAGATGTAGGTATCTTCTCTAATTTCTCCTTTATTTCCATATTTATCTATTACTCGATCTCCGACCTTAAACTCAATTTTCTTCTTTCGGAGTTTTGTTAAGCAACGAGTCTCTATAAGGTTAGATGTGATACATGCTGAGTCAAGCTTAACAATAGCAAGATCTTTATTTCGATAGTGGAAACTGTCTATAGACCCTTTACCAAAAGCAGTCAGTACGCGATCACCGACTTTGAACTCGGCCTTCTTCTTACGGAGTTTTTTTAGATCGGCTACGTCATACGGGTAAATCTTCATCAAAAAATCTTTATCCCTACAAACCATAGCGCAGCCATCTAAAATATCAATTATTTTACCTTTGTAATTTTTATCGTCTATGACTCGATCTCCAACATTGAATACGACTGGCTTCTTGACGAGTTTCGTCAGCTTATGCTCTTTCATGCACTCTTCTTTTTCTCGCTCATCAAACTTAACCATATAAAGTTCTTCATTCATATCTTTTACAACCGTTCCTTTACCGCCATAGCTTCCAACCACCCTATCGCCCACCTTGAAGTCAGACATCGATTTCTCCTCTAGATATTTATGTATTGGCCTTTATAGTAAATCTGTTCTACTTTTTTTGCTCCTTCATTATCTGAAAAGGAAATATGACAACCAGTTTTCTCCTTATCGTAATCATATTTAACGAATATATTTAGATGATGGTCTTCAAGAATTTTATTTATCTCCACTAGCAAATCTTTTAGTTTTTTTACATCTACCGGAATTATCTCCATTTCAATTTCACGTATTTCTTCTTCTAGTTTCCATCCATATTGTCGTGTGCTTTTTTGACATTCCTTTAGAAACTTTAGTCGATCTTCTAGTTTCTTATTTTGTTCTTCGTCAGACATAGATTTTTTCTCCGTCATATGCAATATAAAACAGACGTCCTATCTGATAGGTTCTTTCATCCGTAATAAAATATATTGTTAAATCATCAGTATCATCATGAGATATATTCATCTTATTTTCTTCGAGAAAATCATTTAATTCATTTAGTATTATCGTAAGTTTATTTATGTTTGTAGGGATGAGAGCACGCTCAATCTTTAAAATTTCATCACAAAGCACCCCTGTTTCTTTATGAAGATCGAAGTGCCTCTTCTGCAAGATTTTTAACCTTTCTTTTAATTTCGTTTCTTTATCTGAGTCAGTCATTTTTTATTCCTTACCATTGGTAATTATTGTCAATTATATAAACTTGAGTATGTCTACGTAACCAATCCGATTCTTTTGGAGGAAGAATATCCTTGTGTATACCTCTTATGAAAGCTCTCCAACAAAAGCTATCCGACATACAACCACGATGTTCATCTGCCTGATTAAATCGATGCCATTCTTTAGGAATTAGAAACCCATGTTTGAACTCGGTTAAAGGAGAACCGGATACCCAAACATACATCGGTAAGTCCAATCTACACATATCAAATCGTTGTATTCCATTTACACGAGGAACAAAATCAGTATGCCATCCAGGAATACAGGGAAATTGTCTTGGCATTAACATATGAACCTTAATATCCCAGGTAAAATCATGAACATTATCGGGAAAGGTATCTAGTACTTCTTTAATATCAGGCATCAACTCGATTGTTTTTTCATATGATGCTTGATGAATTCCACAGTGTTGCTTACTCCAATCGATGTCGTTCATTTCTTATCCCGTATTGATTCCAAGTATTCTTCTTCTATTTGATAGACCAATTTCTCCAGTTCATTTTTGTCATGTTCATAATCTTCTTCTGGGCTGCAAGTTCCTATATCCGCAAGATGACATTCTGTTTCAGGTGTCATGATATATTGCCCTCCTTTCCATCCTTCAAATGTCCTTTGTATACACCACGTCGCCATCTCTATCATATAACCTATTGCGACCCTATTATCATATTTCTGAAATGCTAGTTCATCATAGAAACCGCGATATGAATGAGGGTCACTAATTGCCACTGATGGAACAAAATTTGGATCAATATTTTTCAGTCTGTGGATAAGATGATCAAGTTTCATTTCTTCTCCTCTTCATTCTCATATTTCTCCATCATCTTTTCTATGGCATCATCTTCTTTAAGGATAAGAGAAAGTATGTTGTCAAATCTCTTGCAAGACTCTTTTGGAAATACGGTCTTTTTTAAAACATTTCCGTTAGATAGCATATTCCGACTATAGAGAATGATAGTACTTATCTCGCGAAGGAAAGCATATTTCTTGGCATTAGAATATTTTTTTTTCATTTGACTTCCTCTTTACTCAATCTCTCCTTAATAGTTACTATGTATTAGTTTCCCATCCCTGTAGAAACTCTATTCCGTGCTTCTTTAATTGCTTACTCTCAAAATATTGTTTTATATTTCTCATTTTTCATACTCGATATCTGATATACGATGGGAATTATCCTTTGAATTTGTTAGATCTATGAAATTCCAATCAGAGTCATGAGTGGAGTCATATCCTACTTTTAAGTAATATCCATTTTCCGAAAGAATCCCGTTTATCTGGTTCATAACCTCTTTCATTTTTATCTTTTCAGGAAAACTTAACTCCTCTTCAATCTCTTCTATCCTTCTCTTAAGTATTTTAATCCTCTCAAGTAGCTTTACATTTTCAACATCAAGATCAATCTTTACTTTCTCTAATTTCTTTGTATTACAATTAGACTCTTTAATGCGTGAGTCCAGTTCATCTTGATATAATTTTAGCTCTTTCTTTAGCTCGTCATTCATTCTTCTATCCTGTGTTTTATATTCATCTTAAGAAGATTATTAACTTTCTCGTTTTTTCTAAATCTAACAAAAATCCCAAGTCCAGAACCATCCAATATACAGCCGTTTCTACTTAGAATTACTTCTATATTATTTATCATGTGAGTAAGTTCAATATCTATCACTCTCTTAGTAAACATTTTCACAAAATATTCTGGTGATTTTGATATACCAGGATCTTTCATTAACGAATCAATACTTTTCTTTGGCATTGAATGTTTCTCAAACTTATCCATATTTTCTGAATACTGCAAAATATAAGAGGGAGATTCCGCATGATTATAAGCGACACATACTTCTCCTTCTCCGCATGTCGTATCCCACCTCAAATTGTGCTTATGGAAATATCTTTCTAGCCTATTGGCTACCGCTTTAAGCCTCTGTATGTTTTCTTCACTCTCCATTTTCTAATCTCCTAATTGATAGGCCGTCACCGGCGCATTCATCTAAAACTAGAGTCTATGACTATAATTTTAGTTGGTACCCATGAACACACAGGCGACAGATTTATATTAAAACATCTTTTAACCTAAAGTCAAATTTTTTTCTTGTTGTATTCTAAAATAAACTTCTTCTCTGTATATATTTATATCTCGGGGCGCATCAAATCCAATTCTAACTTGATGTCCTTTTATACCTAGAACTCTTACTTTTATTACTTCTTCATTTTTTAGTAAGTAAATAAGTTCGCCCACTCTTCTAGTAAGAATTAACATAGTAATCTCCATTTTCAGTTAAGTAATTGTTTAACAACACTTCCACTTTCTTGTACATATACATCTCCTTCAACTTCTCAATTGCAGCGCTTATATGCCGCAATTCTGATTTAGAAGCCGGACAACGTGGATGATTCTTTAAGTACCATTCCATCGCTGACACCATTGTCATAGCTTCTTCTGTAGAGATATCCATATAACCCTCCTTGGTTAAAGAAATGCCTCAGTATCTAATTCAATTTGAACTTTCTTGCTGTCTTTAAGCTTAATCACTTCTGCTAGAAAGTCAGGATCGTTCTTACAGATTCTCTGCGTATCTTTGAATATTATTTTCAAATCATCCAAAGTGATACAGAGACTAATCGCATCCCTCACAGCTTCTTTCTCATCGTCAGTAAGCATCCGAGTTTCTACTTCTAGATGCTTTGGAGCAGCTTGAGTATCTCGAATTGCGCTCGAATAGGAAGTTGGAGAACTAACCACTCTTTCGGCAGATGGGATTGTTTCTATTTCTGTTTCATCTAAAACACCTAAACCCGCTATACTTAAAGTTGCTCGGCGTTTAGCTTTTGTCTCAGCTTTCATTAAAGCATTGGCAAGCGCATCACCCGACAGTCCTTTTATAGAGACCGCACCGCTTGCAATATCAGCTCTCCCATCGGCTGTATTCGCGTGCGCAATAACAATATAGATATCATTAACAATCTTAGTTTCAATCTCTGAGATACTTATTTTTCGCAAACTTCTAAGTTGTTCTGTTGCATCTTTACGCGCATACAATGTTTCTTTTCCTTGCAACTTAATATAGTCAAAAGGGCGTGTGACAGGATTAAGACCAAGCGCATTACATACATCTAAGTAATAAGCAGTTTTCTCGGCTGCTGTTAGTTTGCTTAAGTCACCTTGAATAACCACCTTATCGAAAGCTTCTTGATTGTATGCTTGCATTTCATTGCTCATAGTTTTTCTCCTGTTGGAATTGCAGATTTAAGTGTGTTCAATCTTTTAATATCTATATCATGTATTAAATGACAGTTATGGAACTCTCTTTCTAATAAAATACTTTCTTTCAAATAATCACATAATTCTAACAAATAATTTTTCCAGGTCACATGTTTTACTTTCTCAAGATTATCATGATCTAGATCTAATATTTCTTTAACTTTAATAAAATCTGGTGATTTTTTCATACAATTCTCCCTTTTTGAAATGTGAACCCTCTTAGTTTAAGAAAATAACGACTTACTATTCCAACCCGTCTTCTTCCCAGCATTATCAAAAACAACTTTTCTTCACTACCCATATAGTCCTTCATGTCAACGCTCCTTTTAAAATATCTGAAAGCTCAGTATGACCTCTCAGTGTTGCGAACTTAATCGCTAACTCGATATACTCATTAAATCTCGTAGGTTTTCTGTCTAGAATCATTTCTGCTGTTTCGATAAAACCATTCTCAGCACACATGACTAGAGCGCACCCCAGATTTTCTCTTTCACATTCTTTCATAAAGATCTCTGTGAGTCGTACTGTTGTTCTAAAATTTCAGGATGTCTTTGTACCATCACCGGCCAATTCTCAACGACTTCTTTATCTAAAAGATTCTGTATTTTATCTTTATAGAAATTAGCACCAGTCTTTTTCACTTCCTCGAGTAAATCAAACGCGGTATCTTTATCTTGATGAATAAGATATTGAGCCATTCGATATATCAAAGAGTTTTCAAAGTTATTGCCAACTTCCGGCGCTTCTCGTATAAAATCAATTTGGTTATCAACATTATCATCGATAAGCAAATAACCGGTTAAAATATCTTTATCTTCGGTATTCATATCCTGATAATCATAAATTCCTTTTTCAAATAAGTAATGCACGCAATCTGATAGTGAAGTATCTTTCATTTTAATCTCCTTTAAGTTAAAATATGTTTTAACCTGCTGCCCATAAAAAATCAGAATCGCTTCTGATGTAACCAATGTAACTCGGATTACACATGCTGTCTGTAAGCTATATCTGAAAGTGTTGTAAGCCAAACGCTCGGTTGTTTATTTCTTGAACAACTGAAATTTTAACAAAAAACATGTTTTACTCTATAAATATAGGCAATATATGAAAAAAAGCAATATTAAACGACTTCGAGAAGAAATTAAGTTGACACAAGAGCAGTTTGCAAAAGAAATTGGTGTTTGCAAAATCAGTGTTTCTTATTACGAGTCTGGAAAAGTCACCCCATCGGCACCTGTAATGTCGAGAATTATTAAAGTAGCTAAACGCTATAGAGTAACTATTACCCTCGATGAACTCCTTGGAAAATAGCATATGAGAGAATGGTTTAAACACGATATCTATACCACAACTGACCCCAAAATAATCATCATTATGAGTGAGTTTGGGGGTATAGGATATGCCTTTTTCTGGCGGATTGTAGAGATGCTTTATGCATCCGACCGGGGTGATTTAGTCATTGATCAGACACTTATATTGTCTCTGGCTACTCAACTGAAAACCACCACTGAACACCTCAAAGATATCCTTAAACGCTTTATGGATCTGGATATTTTTACCCAGAATATTGTCAGCATGAGCCCTACAAAAGGAGATAAAATGAACGATGAAAGTGGGTCAAAAAGTGGGTCAAAACCCCCTAAAATGATCCAAAATGATCCGGATCATTTGGATCAAAAAGCGGATCATTTTCTGCAAAATGATCCGATAGTTTTGACCTCAAAAAGGGTCAAAGAAATTGTTATTGAAAAGACCAACAAATGGCGTCAGTACAAGGAAAATCAGGTTTTTCATGGGAAGGCAGGCGGTAGGCCAATTGAACCCATGAAAGTTGGGTCAAAAGGGTACGAAAGCCAAGAAGTAGATTTAAAAGATAATAATAAAGATCTTAGATCTAAACAACTGAAGAGTAATATTATAAAAATAAGATCTAAAAAACATTGGTCAAATTTTGAAATTTTTTGGAAATTTTACCCGAAGCGGGTGGCCAAACTCATCGCAGCAAAAGTTTGGTCACGAAAGCATCTCGACGACAAGTTAGAAATTATTTTGGACGATCTCAAAAAACGAAGCTCGGATGAAAGCTGGCAAGCCGGGTACATTCCCAACCCTTCGAATTATCTCAACAACGAACGTTGGACAGACGAACCGCAAAAACCAATTCGACCGAAAAAAAAATTAGCCGATGAACTTTTTGAAAAAAACTTCAAAATCGCTTTTGGTGAAAAACCGCAATTTCAAAATGGGCGAGTAATCACAGCGGAGGAAGCATGACAGAGTCACAAGCACGTAACATCGCATTGCTATTCGTGAAGTTTCAAACGCTTTGGCGCGAGAAGTGGACGCGAGACATCACAAGCGAAGCATATGAGGCTGAATTGAAAGAGACTTGGGTTTCAGCGTTGCGCGGATTATCGGGACGTCAAATCGAAACGGCAATCGACGAATGCAGGAAAAATTATTCTTGGCCAGTAACTCCCGCAGATTTTCGTTGTCTTGCGATTGGTGCGCCAAATCACACAGCCGCATGGCAAGCCGTTCTCAAAAACGATTTCTCAAATCCGTACGTGAAATTTGCTTACGACAAAGTCGGCAGTTGGGATATTAAGCATCGTGACGAAAAGACCGCGAGACAGAAATTTATGTCCGATTACTCGGAATGTACAAAAAATAACCAACTCCAAGAATCTATTTTTAAGGCCATTTCTAGCTCGGAAAAAGATGAGCCGCTATCATTGGGTTCAGGAGATGGTTTTAACGCAACACAAGAGCTCACAGAGTCAAACAGAGCCATTTCTGATGTGCTTCGAAAGCTATATTGTCAAGATTTAGAAGAACCAATCAAAAAAGATGAACTGACCGTTCAAAATTTAAACAGCAAAGAAATCTTTGATTGTTCAGATGAAGAAACCAAAAAAAAGTATTTACTTTCTCTTTCATTAGCTGACGCCAATAAGCTTTCAAAAGAAGATAATTTAATCTGGTGGCAATTGGACGGTGAGAGACGCTCTCATCAAGAATTTTTACGCATGAGAAAATAAAATGAAAGAATCTATAATTTTAAGCAGCAAATGTAATGACGAAGAAAATGCGAGAAACTTTTATGATATTTTGAAATCACGTTTATCACAGCGATTAGAAACAACGATATCTTTTCAGTATGTCGAAGAAATATCAGAAGAGTATCTGAAAATAATGATTAGTGATTTGCTAAAGTACTTTTCAATCTACACTATCAACGCGTATGTATTTTTTGATGCTATAACACTAGAGCAAAGTGAAAGTGTATTACGAGTCTTATATCCGCATGTTTAAAAATTTAAATAAAATCGACATGTCAGAAAAACATGTTTATTCAATCGACAGGTGAAAATATGAAATTTTATAAAAGTAAAGAAATTGAAGGTGTAACTTTATACTTAAAATCCAATCTTCCTGAGAAATTAGTCTCTGTAATAAAAAACTCTGAAGGAAAATTTTATTTAGGGGAAAGTGTTGGTGAGTTTTTGCAACTTATTCAATGGGGTGATAATTACTTTAACTTGGTTGAAGCCTACACAGAAATATCTAAAGAAGAGTTTGATGAAGTTTTTAACCAACTTGAGGAAGAAGATAAAAAATAATAGTTGACAGATGTTAAAAGATGTTTTAACCTGTGTTCATCAACTTCACGGGAGATAAAACATGAAAGCACTAGAAACAGTATTTGATCAGGTAGTTGGATTTAACGGTTACGAGCGCAGTCAATTATTCAAGAACTACTGCGCAAATATTATTGAAGATACAACACTTGAATTTTATGTAAGACGAAAGTCATCTGAGTTTCTAAGCTCGCTACGGGAAAAAGAAATATTCACAACAGTTGCCGCCATCAAAGCTGCAGTAACATGTGAAGATGAAGAGGATATTGATTATGTTAGAGATGCGTTCTTTGGATAAGGAGAAAGACAATGCGATTTTTTGAAAGTTCCTGTAAAAATGAAAATGTGGCACATGCGTCAAAGTTCTTCGATAAGAATCTTGCGAGATATTTTTTAGGTGGAATTGTCGTTGGTGTATTTCAATCTATTGCCGAACATAGAAGTTTTTCAGCCGCATTTCTAGCGGTTGGAGACGCGCTCGCATTTAGCTTAATTCTAAAATCTATTGAATATTTTAAGGAAGAAATAGATAGGATTAGAGCGAGCAGAGAAGAGGTAACACAGTTATTAACTTCTAACACTCTGGTTCCGTAAAAGTTAAAGGATAATAAATTATGAATGAATACACGTTTCTGGTTGAGGAAGGATCATATGCTGATAAATGGTTAGTTGGATGTATCAGAGAGTGTCATCCGGGTATTTCACATTATTCTGTCGTAAAGAAAGAAAAAGAAATGCCGAAGTTCGATATCAGAAAGCCGATGAGGACGAAAGAAGGAAAGAAGAAAGCTATATTAGTCTACGATAACTTCTATTGCGTTAATTCTCCTGAGAGCAAATTTCTTGTAGTAATTAAAGGTCATTTCAATGATTTAAATGATGCTTCAGTTATCTTTACGGAGAGTAGCACTCCGGATATCGAAACTTTTTCAAATGAATGGGAGCTAGAAAACATTCCCGAAGACGAAATGGAGGAAGAAAATGTTTGATCCAAAAAAACCGTTTACGACTAGAGATGGCAGAAAAGTAGAGATTATTTATGAAGGTGAATTCTCGCGTCCTACTGGTAGCTTCATTAATGAATGCTATGCGGGATTTGTACTTTCAACTGACAAAGGAACTAGAGTTTTATGTTCTTGGGATAATGAAGGAAAGATATTCTCTGAACACTTTTCGCAAGCTGATCTAATTAACACTAACACCTTCGATATCTATGGCCGCTGTCGGACTACATGCGGAAAGAAAGCGAGGCTGATCTGTAGCGATCGCAAGTTATCTTCAGCACCCGAGTTAACTTTTATTTTTTTGATGGAAGATGGAAATGGAGATGAGTTTACAAATTCCTTTAATATATTTGGAACATCTTCACTTAATAACTATACGCTGGAGAACTATTGATGAGTGAAGAAAAAGAAAGACGAGAAGAAAGAATAATAAGGATTAAACAAAAAAATAATAAAGCTAAAAAGATAAACAATATTTTTAAATATATTCTTGATGAGATTGATGATATTCATAAGAAGTTAGGTCATATTGGAAGTAATGTTAATTCGCTATACTCAATAATAGAAGAACATACTAAACATGAGAAATTATTATGAGTGAAGATTATTATAGATGTAGAAATCTTATCCATCTAAAGAAATTCTTAGAAAATGAGAATAAGACAATTTTAATGGGAATAAAAATATTTAATAAGTCGTCTTCTGATAAAACTTCTGAAAGAATTTGTAAAAAGATAGTTGATGGAAATAAAAATATTATTTGCGAGATTCAGTTAGAGTTAAGACGCTTAAAAGTAAATCTCAGGTTTAGAATGCATGAAGCTATAGCGGCTGGTTTTAAGTCTCATCCAGAAAAGGTAATGAAGGATTTTGATATTTCCTACAAAGAAGGAATTCCTCAATCGCTTGGCGATCAGTGGTGGTTTATAGACTGCGAAAATCTTCCTGAAAAGTTACCTGATTTTTTGGAGTTTATGGAATATGAGGGGACATAATGACTGAATATACGCGCGAATCTTCTAGAGATACGCTGAAAAGGGTAAGAAAAGAAATATTAGATATTCTTAAGAGAAACCACATTAAGATGTATGTGAGAGATGATACACTTTCTTATTTTTTAGAGCTTCACATGTGGGATTTGGATAGAGCTCATTATCAGATAGATTTGTTGGAACATGAGTATCATATTTAATTGAATGTTCTAGAATTAGTTAATTACGATAATAATAGGAGCAGGACTTACGAAGTAATATATAGCGAATATTATAATTGAGGGAGAGTGGTAGATGAATAAACGAATTAAGAAATTAGATGTACCTATCCATTCAGTCTACATAGAAGATATTATCAATAGCAGCATTGATAATTTTGTTAGCCAATTATCTAGCAAACTCGCCTGTATTATTGGCATTGCAGTTGATGAATATGACGCGAGAAACCGAGTTGATTTAGCAATCAGAATTCTAGAGCAAACGAGATTAACGCTTTCTTATCATTTTGGAGAAATAATACCAGATGCAACCTAAGGAAAAAACTCAGCACGTTGAATGTTCAAACCTAGAACAACTTTACGAGGCAATGCAAGAACACTCTGGAACTCTACATATCCAATTATCTTGGTCTAAACTTTGTCCTGTGGGTTTTGAGAAAATAAAACAGTTTATTGAATATATCAATGAAGTTACAGTGATTGATGTGTCTTTAATAGCGAGAGACGAAGGTGAGGAAAAAGATGAGTAAAAATAATCAAATTCATTTAGCAAAGAGCCTAATGAAGAAGTTTAACTCATTAAAATCATATGGGTCACAAATAGACTTCCTAATAAAAAACAAAGATTACTTTGTCTTGGTTTTAGATAATGATGAAATGTATATTAGATTCGATATAGAGGAAATGGATTTAACTCATGAAGAGTATGAACTTATGTACGATTTCTCAGGTAATTTTAAATATTGCGTGGGATTATCTGATGGTATTTTTGTTATTCTGGATAGACTCGGAATAAAATCTGAAGTTGTTTAGGCTAACTGAACGTTCATTCAACTTGCACTTTTACACGCACGCGCTCATTGAAGCGAAACAGGGTATTTTATGGTTCACTGTAACGACGAAGAGTTTTTTCTAAGGACTAAAAATAGGTTAACAAGAATAGCGCATATGCGAGACGTAGTATAAAAAGAGATTTCTTTGTTAATGAATTAACAAAGTTGCATTTCGAGAAGAAAGAGCACTTAAAAGAATCACTAAAAAACTCGGAGACTGACGGATGATATCTGAAAATTTCAAAAAAGATTTAGAGTTAATTGCCGAGATTAAAAATAGTCTTATGGTTAAGTTTGTACGTTGTACGGAAGATATCTCGAAGATAATTGAAGATCATAAGAAAAAATCATATCAGCTACAAATTGATGATGAGATCGAGTGCTTTTATCTTCAAGGTGGCTTCAATCACTTTGCGAGATTGTGTAATGAGCTGATAGATTCTTTCAATATTCTGCTGAACTTTCTTGGTAGCTTTGAACGAGAGGAAGCTTTCCATGATGCGTTAGAGAAATATGAAAAGTTCAAGAAAGCCGAAGATTCACCAGATAACATACTTAAGACAGAATTCAAATCGGAGACTTTGCATTGATGGATAAAATGCGAGGAAGATTTATTAGTGATGTTGATCATCGTCTTGTTGAGTTTTATTCGTTGGAAGAGTTTAAGAGTAAGTGGTTAGCTGACGGTCATACTGAACAAGAATTAGAAAGCATAGAATTTGTTGAAAATGAAGTAAGAGAAACTGGGAAATATAGACTAATAGGTAGGATTGATAATGAGTAAACCAATCGCTGTAAATGTAGATACGTGAGAGATTTTAGTATCTACTCGTGAAGATCTAATCTCTAAATCATTTCTTGAGGAATTCCTTGAGTACATTGAAAAACAAAAGAGAGAGGAGAGAATGAAACTAACATCAGAAGGAATACTAGTCACTATCGCTGCTGAACTCGATACGATAAAAGAGATATTGACGAGCAACTTAGGCTACATAAAAGACGTGGATGACGATACAGAAATGTTGGTTGGGAATATCGAATCTATGATTGATATGGCTATTCGGACTAAATTTCAGATAGATAGAATTCTGGAGAATAAATGATTATTTTGTTTATCCTTCTTTATATTACAACTTGGTATGATCCGTCTATATTTGGATGTGATATTTCAACATTAATTCTTTCTGTTATTACAGGTTTAGTGATAGCAGAAAATATTCTAAATAAGAAAAAAATAGAGAAGTGACCAAATTAGCGACCATCGATAAAATAGTCGGAGACAATAAATGAAAAAAACCTATTCTATCCATTTTGAGATATCAGGAAGAATTGACTATCTTCAGCCTGAATTTGTTGTTGATAATGGAGCTCTCAATTTTATACAACAAGTAAAACAGCTTGGAGTGGCTTTAGGATTTCAGATTGAGGAAATCTATAATAGAAGTTTTATTGAACTAAATGAATCAGATAGAACACTGCTTCGTCTTCCTGAAAATATAATAAACGAGAAAGAAGGAAAGAAATGACACCACAAACATCAATACTAATCCTTAGCTTGTGCGTTATAGGGCTTTCGATAGCAATTTATTTCATCAATGTTAAAATCAAAAGTCTCGATCTTGCGATAAGAAGAGCTCAAATGTTTGTGATAATCTCTTCTCCAGCTCTCAAGAAAGAATTCGATGAGTTTATTAAGGGAGAAGGGAAGCAATGCTAGAAACTATCTGCTTTACAATAATTGGAATTGTGTTTTTTTGTATGGGGTTTATCGTATTCCATGCATCAATACAAACAGAAGGGGATAGGAACGATCTACTGGATAAGATAGAGAAAGAGAAAAATACCGAAGAAGAAGAGGATAAGCCTAAACTTACAAAAGATGAACTCGATAAAATATTTTCCGAAGAATCTTATATACATATTTTTAGTTATTTAGGAAATCACGAATTCTGTAAGATAGTCGAGAACAAGATGCATGTATTAAGAATACGAGATGATTGTTCAATACATTATAGAATAGAAGACATTGATAAAAATACTTTAAGAAGAATAAGTAAAAACGTACTGAAAATTGAGTTCTGTTTAAAATCTCATTATGATCTCTGGTTTAAAGAGTATACAGAAAAATTATATGTCGGAGATAGGGTAAAGATAATGGTACCTTCAGTATATTCGAAGTATTCGTTCGTAAAGAACTTCTTGGAAAATAATCTAATACCACACGAACACTTATCAGAAGGAAAAGTAGTAAACATTATAGACAAAGATACTTTCCCTACGGTTATTGTTAAGTTTGATAACTGGGCGGATAACATCGGAATGAAATACTCTTGTTTGGAGAAAATAATAAATGAGGATGTATAAATGAAAGAAAAAACCTTCTTTTCTTTAAAAAACATAGATCTTCTTTTGGATGTAATAATTAGAGAATTATCAAATATTGACAAAGATGATTGCGAAACATTAGACCTTTATAATTATAAATATAACCATTTTTATCCATTAAGGAGAAGTATCAGAGAATTAAGGAAGTCAACAAATATAGAGTGGAAAGAATAATAAGACAATTGGAGAAAATAATAGAATGATGTACGTATCGATAGGGTTTATTGAAGGCGCGATAGGTGTTGTAATTGCGTGGGGTCTTTCGTTTATAATTGAATTTTTATGTAAGACCTATAAAAAAGTAAATAAACTTAAAATTAGAGATAACTATTTTAACTGTGTTCATGATGGCAACATCAGAAGTAAAAGAAATAGTGATAAATTGATACAAGTGTCTTGTTTTACCTGTAACAAAGTGTGGGGAATTGAGGTTATAGGTGAAGAAGAATTAACATTTGAATACCGAGATGAACTAAAAGACGCTCTTAAAGCCGCCGAAAAAGGAAAATAAATGTTATTCATAAATGAAAAATTAGAATATCGCGAATTTAAAATAATAAAAGACGGAAATGATAAAGTTAAAATAATTTGTCGTTACAATTTCCCTAATAAAGACCCTTCAAATTGGTTCTTTATTAAAAATCAAAATGCAAAAATGTCTTATGAGTTCCAGTCTATAGGGGATGCTACTACTCAGCTATCGTTTATTGAAGGTCAAAACAGAATAGTTGAACTTTATGGAATTACGGAAGAAAGATTTAAGGACGACTCTATCTTTAAAAATAATGTAGAATATTTCAAAGACGAAATCTATGAATGGAGTCCATTTGAAGTAAAAGAATACTGTATAGCAAAAACTATGCCCTATGGAGAAAGACGCCCGATTTATATTGTATTAGCGAGAAACCTTAATCCTAATACTCAAAAGATGAGTGAATGGAAAGATATCTATACGGATGACTCTTATAACCGGTGCCAACAGTTTATAAAGACAAAGAAAAATCAATTTACCATCAAAGAAGTGTTAAAATAACAATCTATCTCATCTTTGTCACACTATTCTCAGCATTAGTCCTCTATATTCTCAAGTAGAACAAAGAATTTCTATGAATAGATTTATAATATTATTAGTGGATAATTGGCAAATTTCTGTGTTTAATTATTTTGTATTTGTTACTCTGCTGACTACGCTTTTAAACGATTGCTGTGAAACAGGATATAGACGTTTAATCTTTAGGTCTAAACAATTAATTCTTGTTTTAGTAATACCTATAATTGTTTATTTATTTTTATTACCATTTTTTCTAAAAGATTTGCAAATTATATGATTTGACATTATCTCTTATAGAGTTATAAGAATAGTTAGTAGCAGAAAGACCTACATCACTAGGTCGGCCAATTCTTTGGCGGGAGTTTCCTCATCTTTTCTCACCGCCGAAGATCAGGTTTTCAATCTTGCCCCTATTGCATAAAACTTGACCTAGTTATATGCTACCTCGAATTAGTTTCCTATCCAGACGAAAATACAAAAGGATTGTAAATGAGCGTCTCATTCACTCCAGAAGAAATACTTGCACTTTTTCCAGACAATACGGTCGAACTGACGATTGAACAAGTCATCGATGCGATTATGATTGAGAAAGAAATCTCTTCCGATGAAAGAGGGTTAGCGGATGCCTTATCGAATGCGATTCTCTGTAATCTCGTAAATAACGGCTCGCTTCTGATAACCGAAGATCAAAAATTCAAGAAGCCATAACATGGATGAGAAAAAAGAAAAAGATGATCTGCTCGATGGAATACCGCGTTTGTGGTTAAAGAAAATAGGTCTTGGATTTCTTGTTACTATGTTAGTAGTGGATTCACTGGCTTTACTGTTTCCTGAATTAAAAAACATTTCTCCCGCGCTCGAACGGGCAACTATCATATTACATCAACTTGCAAAATGACTAGTCCATCAAATTACAATCTTTGCCCACAGGCCATTCAAACAGGTTATCTCATCATGGAGAGTGGCGAAACACTTTCTCCTGTTTTTGATTGTGGCACCCTTAACCCAGTGGCTTTAATATTTCCAACAAATACTGATACCCAAACATTTGGTATTTTTGATAATACCGCTCCCTTCACAGGGTATGCTGCGGAATACTCCGCAGCAGTCGCGGATGCGACAGGCACAGTTGTGGCTTTTCAAGCAGCCGCTAATCGTAAAGTGTCGCTTGATACATCTATTGCACTCAGTATTAACCGATTTCAGCTTTACTCAGCAACACCTCAGTCCCAAGACATTCAGATAACAGTTGTCATGGCGCCATTAGTTCAAGGAACATTTTAATGAAAGTTATTTTGTTTCAAAAAAAGACATATAACTGGCCACCACCGCCTCCACCCCCATTTGATAGATTAGACCACTGGGTGACTAATCTGGGCGATCAGATCATTACAAATTTAGGCGATGAAGTGGTTGCAAAGATACATGTTCCTGATCCAGCAACTTATTTCACAGATAGTAGTGGCAATCAAATGGTCGATAGTAGCGGAAACAAACTAATATTCTCATGAGGAAGAAATGGCTAATACACGGATACATGAAGAGGCGCTCGCCCCAAGCATTACTAACACTATGTGCTTGGTTGGTGAAGATCCTAATGTCAATACCAACACTACGTATAGATTCCCTCTTACTCAGATAGTAGATGGAACGACAGTAGCAGCTACTAGTGGTGTATACAAAGTAGTTACGACCGGTATTGTTGATGGAACCAGTATTGGAGTGACTTCAAATCTTGCGCATGTAAACACTTCTAATATAGTAGATGGTACAACCATCGGTGTTACGACAAATGTAGCTCATGTAAATACAGCAAATATTCTTGATGGTACCACTTTAGGTGCCACCGGTAGTTTAGCTCACGTTAATACATCTGCGATCGTTGATGGTACTACATTAGCATTGACAGGAAATGTCGCTCATGTTGCAACCGCAGCCATCTTGGATGGCACGACTCTTTCAGCCACATCCAATTTAGCTCATGTGAATGCGTCCGCAATCGCCGACGGTACCACTATTACTGCTTCTGGAAATCTTCTAACCTCAAATAAAATATTCAAAGGGGGGGGCTTAGACTCTACGGGAACGGCTACCCAATCGATTGCAGATAATACATCCGCTTATGTGGATTGGACTCACACAGATTTCGATATAGGTTCGGTATATACTGACTTGTCAGCTGACCGACTTCTTATTCCCGCAACAGGTTGGTACAGAATAAATGCATTTTTTAGCGCCAAACTTACGGGAGGAGCCGCCGGAACCTTTGGAGCTCTTATACAGAATTCTGGTACAACTATTTATACATTTGGATATTATCTTACCGCTCTTACCCCAGTGGGTACTCTGTCTGTAATGCCATCAGCTTCAACTATTTTCTATTTGACATCAGGAACTGATCTTAAGGTTGCCGTCACAAATACCACTGGGGCGAGCGTGACAATTACAACGAGTGGCGCAGTCACTATTTTTCCTGCCCTTAAAATGGGCTCATTCCAGATAGAATATTTAGGAACTTAATATGGCAGATATACAGATGCATGACTTCCCTCCGGGAAGTACTTTATTTTCGGATACAATAGTTCCATGTGAAAGTGGAAGTACCCCAACGGCCTATGAAACACAGAAGTTTTCATTGGGACAGTTGATTGACAATGTCACCATTACTCAAGATGGAAGTTTTAAGTATCAAGTAGAGACGGCAGCTATTATTGATGGAACGACAATACAAGAAACCGGCGGCCAAGCTCACGTTAATACTACTGATATCGTCGATGGCACGACTTTATCGGTTACTTCTAATATAGCAAGTGTTTTGGCCTCTGGAATTGTTGACGGCTCTACAACTATTGCATCTTCAAATAAGGTTGTCGTAAATACAGGTATTACAGATGGCACTATTCCCCTTATTGGAACTAACAAGTCAACGGATCTTCTTAAGCCCTACTATTCCATAACTCCTAATTGTACCACGCTTCAGTTAGGCGGAGGGGCAAGCTCTACTTATAACGTAGATCTCTTTAACGGGTTTAGGTTCGGTAATATATTAGTGATGTTTGGTGAAATAAACGGAAATATTAGTGGGTCGCCTACTTCTCCATTTATCTTTAGTGTCGATTTTCCCACGATTAATACCGCCCCTCTCGTTTATGTTGGAGGAAATATACTTCCCGACTCAACTTTTATTGATGTGGGACGCCAACCTTTCCAATCTTATTTTACGATAACTGCAGGATCTGTTATTAGTGGTACATGGGGCGCAAGTTTAATCTTATGGGCATACTTACCTTAGAACATATAAAATAGATTAGTTATGGCTCGACAAACATTACTTACAAAAGAAATACAAGACTTGATTTGTGATTCGATAGCCGAAGATGAACATGGATTGAAGTGGCATTGCGAAAATACAAAAGGATTTCCATCATATCGTGCAATTAGAAACTGGTTGATTGATCCGAGATATAAAGAATTTCAGCGCTCCTATGATCTAGCTAAACAAGCGCAAGCTGATTTGATGGTCGATAAGATGATTGAGATTATCGATGATGTCCCTGTTAGAAAAGATGCTATTGATAAAGCTAAAGGGCAAGTAGATACACGGAAGTTTATAGCCGCTAAGCTAAGACCTCGAAAATACGGTGATAGGACGTTTACGGGATACCTGGATAAAGATGGTGAGCCAACGGACATTACACCTAAATACAATTATGGGGCGTTGGATAAAGAAGAGCTCGAAATACTTAAAAAGATTCTCGGTAAATGTGAGATTAAATGATAAATGTTTCACTCGAAGCCATTAATGCAGAACTAGCAAAAAGAAGCTTAAGTGAGTTCATCAAACAGGCATGGCATGTCGTTGAACCCGGAACACCTTATATTCATGGTTGGCATATTGATGCTATCTGTGAACATTTGGAAGCGGTAACCAATGGGCACATAAGAAATCTTCTTATTAATATGCCTCCGCGTCATGCAAAATCATTGATTGTCTCAGTATTTTGGCCAGTATGGGAATGGTTAGGAAATCCTAGTTGTAAATGGCTCTATAGTTCATACGGACAATCTTTGAGTACGCGTGATAGCTTAAAGTGCAGACGTTTAATATTAAGTCCATGGTTTCAGCGAAATTATTCAAACTCATTTAAGTTAACATCTGACCAGCGGGCGAAAACAAGATTTGATAATGATCACATGGGCTACAGGATTGCAACATCAGTAGATGGAGCAGCAACCGGTGAAGGTGGTAATCGAATTGTAGTGGATGATCCACATAATGTGACAGAAGCAGATAGTAAAGCAGTCATGGAAGGAACGTTGTTATGGTGGGATGAGACGATGAGTACACGTCTTAACAATCCCAAGAAAGACGCTAAAGTAATCGTGATGCAAAGAATGCGTCAAAATGATTTATCTGGACATGTATTAGAGCACGGCGGTTATGAGCATCTTTGTTTACCGGCTGAATATGAAGGATCAAAACATGTTACTTCTATAGGATGGAGCGATCCAAGAACAGAAGATAATGAATTATTGTGGCCAGAACGAATTGATAGGGCAACATTAGAAGATCTTAAAAGAACACTTGGGACAGCATCTTCGGGACAATTGCAACAACGTCCAATGGACAAAGAAGGTGGAATTTTCAAAATAGAATATTGGAAATACTATCGAGAACTACCCAGCTTTTCTTATAAGTTACAGTCGTGGGATACGGCGTTTAAAGATGGGGAAGAGAACGACTACTCGGTGTGTACAACATGGGGTGTTACCGAAAATGAGTATTATATTATTGACAGATATAAAGCAAAAATAAAATTTCCTGATTTAATTAGAATGTGTACATTGTTATACGAAGCACATAAACCCAACCTAGTCATTATTGAAGATAAAGCAAGCGGGCAAAGTTTAATCCAGTCAATAAAAAAAGAAACTAGGCTACCTGTTAAAGCCATAAAAGTAGACAGAGATAAAGTATCTCGGGCAAATGCAATTTCGGGAACTATTGAATGCGGAAAAGTTCTACTTCCTGAAAAAGGAACCTGGGTTGCGGATTATGTCGATAATATGGCGGTATTCCCGAATGGTGCGCATGATGATGATGTAGATAGTACAACACAAGCATTAAACGAGTTGGTTCTGTATAAACGAAAAGATACACGTGTTACTTCCCTTAACTATTTCTCAAGGTAATCACTATGAAAAAGAAAAAAGTTGTTAAAAAAGTTGCTGCACCATCAACCAAAGCAATTAAATCTAAAAAACCTAAAAAGAAAGGAAAATAAAATGGCAAAATTAAATGCTGCGGCAAGAAAAAAGATTCCTACTTCAAAATTTGCTTTGCCAGCAGAAAGAAAATATCCCGTTAATGATAAAGCACATGCAGTCAATGCAAAAGCACGCGCAACGCAAATGGTTAAGAAAGGTAAATTAAGTGCTGCTTCGGCCTCTAAGATAAAAGCGAAGGCTAATCGCGTAATAGGGAAATCAAAATAAACTATGGATTTCTTAGACCTCAAATCACGATATCGAAAAGATGTAGACTATCCTGAACGCACATACGATCTGCAAATGTATCGTCGTGTTCTTGATGGGACGCTTTACGATGTTTTGAAATATCCGTTTTATCAAAACTTTCATGATTTAGGTAGTCAGAGAGAACCTATTAGTTTGTCGGAGCGACGTCCATCCGTTCGTTATCGATTAGCAAAAGTTGTTGTTGATAATGTTGTCTCACTTCTGTTTGGTGAAGGACGTTTTCCTGTTGCAAATGTGAGTGATGAAAATACAAAAGATAAATTAGCACTAATAGAAAACGGAACTAACTTGCGTTACAAAATGATGCAGGCTGCGGTGAGTGGTTCCGTTGGAAGTGCGGCTATCTTTTTTCGGTTGATTAATGGAAAGCCATTTTTTGATTGTTTGTATACTGAATATCTAACACCTACTTATAATCCCCAAGATCCCGATGAGCTCATTTCAGTCAAACAAAAATACAAAATCAGTGGAAATGATCTAAAACTAAAAGGGTATGAGAATATTGTAAAAGATGAATCTTATTGGTTTGTTCGTGAATGGACATCCGAAGAAGAAATATTTTATATGCCGTATAAAGTATCTGAAACAAAACCATCTATAAAAGTAGATAAAATACGGTCTATAAAACATGGGTTAGGATTTGTTCCTATTGTATGGATGAAGACCCCTGATCCATTGAATGAAATTGACGGAATGTGCTTGTTTAAAGATGCCATTGATACGAACATCGAATTAGACTATCAGATGAGCCAAGCAGGTCGTGGTTTAAAATATTCTAGCGAACCACTTTTGTTGATCAAGAATCCTGCGCTTAGTATGCAAGGGGAGATTGTATTGGGTGGCGGAAATGTAATTGAAGTAGATGAAGGCGGGGATGCTAAACATGTAGAAATCTCGGGAAATGCTACAGAAGCCGTGATTGCCTACGCGAATACCTTACGTGAAATCATTTTAGAGAATATTCATGGTAACCGTTCGCGCCCTGAGAAGATGACAACGGTTCAGTCCGGACGTGCAATGGAAATGATGAATCTGCCATTAGTATGGCTTGCTGATAAACTACGTATTAGCTTTGGCGAGATGGGATTAAAGAAAGTATTTAAGATGTTACTGAAAGCAAATCAAACACAAGAGTTCATTATCTGTGGCGAACGTGTTCCAAAAGGAACATTAAAATACGATGAAAACATAAGTCTTAAATGGCCTCATTGGTTTGCAGCTACCGCCGATGATAGATTCAAAGAAGCCAATACGGTTAAGATGCTAAAAGATGCAAACATCATGTCTACCGAAACCGCGGTAGCAACAATCGCTGATGAATATGATATAATTGACATTGAGCATGAATTGGATAAAATAGAAGCAGATAAACAAGAATTAATGAATCAACAACCACAAATCAAAGAAGTTATTAATGCCTAGGGGTATACATGTCAGAAGAAATGATTGAGACAGAGATAGCGGATGCGTCTCCTGTGCTTGACTCAGAAACAGTAGACAGTAAGTACTTAGAAGATTTGAAGAAAGATAATATCAAATGGCGTACTCGCGCAAAAGAAAATCGCGATGCAGCGAAAAAATTTGAAGAAGTAGAAAGTAGATTAAAAGAAACCGAATCAAAAGCTGAACTTGCGATGAAGCAAGCATCTGAACACAGAGCATTAGCAGATAGACGATTGATTGATGCTGAGATAAAATCAGTCGCAACAGAACTAGGATTAAAGAAGTTGGAGTATGCAAAGTTGGCTGATTTGAATCAAGTCAAGTTAACAGATAGTGGTGATGTCCAAGGTGTGAGGGAAATGTTGCTTAATTTGAAAGCGCAGGATCCTGACCTATTTAAACTACCAACCACTTCCAATACTTCTTTTTCTCCACAAGAGATAAAACCAGTAGTTCAAAGCAATAACTTGTCTGATGTTAAAACAATGTCAGATTTTAATAGAGCTAAAGAAGAGTGGCTTCAGTCACTTTCTTAAATTTAAAAATCTTAATTGACGCGATGCAGTTAAGATAGAGTCCTTGTCCACAATCGCTTTTGGTACGTGATGGCCAAAGGTTTATTTATAAACTTTTGGAGATTACTACCATGTCTATCGCAAATTTTCCTGCGAATTTATCAATTGCAATTCAGCAAAACTACCTAAAACGCGCATTCGAACTTTCTTTGATGGCGGAATTGGGATATCGAGATTTAGCTTCCAAAGAAACATTTCTAAACAATATTGGTGAAACTATCACCAGAACGCGGCCTGGCTTATTGGCTGCTGTAACAACCGCATTGAATCCTGCCTCTATTACTAACCTTGATGATGGCTTATCACCAACAACTTGGTCAGTGGAACAATATGTTCTCTCTATCAACGAATATGCACAAACGATGGATTTGAACATCGTGGGTAATATGGTTGGTATTGCCGATCAGTTTGTTCAAAATGCTTCGCGACTAGGTGAATCTTCAAGACGTTCTTTGGACTTCTTGGCACGTAACACCTTGTTGAATGCCTACATGGGCGGAAATACACGCGTTACTGCAACTCTTGGCGCTCCTGGCGTTACGATTGCTGTAGATGATATTCGTGGATTCCAATATGTGATCCCAACTTCTGGATCAGACACTGGTCGTCAAGTTCCCGTGAGCAACACTAACACAATGGCAGTTTCAGTTAATGGAACTACCTATACATTGGTTGCTGCAACTGCGGATGTTTCCAATACAACTACTGTTATCTTCCCAGGATCAAGCAGCGGAAACGGTATCTCCGGCACATTAACATTCAGTGCTAACGTTTCTACTACTAATGGTACTGCAGGAAATGCTGTAGTCAGTGCATTCGCTCCAAGTGTTATTCGAGCAGGAAATGCTGCTACCACGAATGCACTTATCAGTTCCAATATCATTACCCTTAACGATATCCGTAAAGCGGTTACTGTTCTGCGTAACAACGCAGTTCCTGATATGGGAGAGGGTAATTATATGGCTATCGTTTCTCCTCAGACATTCCAAGAACTCTATCAAGATTCAGAATTCCAGATTCTGTTCCGTGGTACCGAGTTCAAGTCTCAGGAATACAGAAACTTCTGGGTATCTCAAGCGTTAGGCGTCAGCATTGCAGTAACAAACTTAGCGCCTATTCAAAGTTTGAACAGCTTGAATATTCAACGTTCTATTATTGCTGGTAAAGACGTTCTTATCGAAGCTAAGTTTGCTGGAATGAAAGCGATTCTTGAACAGAAATATAGCGGGGAAATCCATGATGTTACCGAAAAGAATGACGTCATGATGGTTACTCGTACACCGTTAGACCGTTTGAAACAAATTGTAGCTCAATCTTGGTTCTTCGTAGGGGGATGGACAGCTCCAACTGACCAAACGGCTAGCTCAACTTACATCCCAACAGCATCGAATGCTTACTACAAACGAGCTGTCATTATTGAGCATGCATAATGTCAAAGAAAAAGAATGAGGTGGAAGGTGGTGATAACGATACGGTTTCACCACAAGTCACTGATGAAATAGGTGAGAAACAAGTGGTGGTGGAAATGCTAGAACCCTTTCTGTTGTTCGTCTCTGGTTATCAACCCAGAGGGGTTTATCTTCAGAAAGGGCAATCTATCTCACTAACCGAGCTCGATGTTCACAATTTAACTGTTCAAAGGGCGCAATTTAAAATAATTGAGTAATTCTAATGGCCTTTACATCCGTCGAGAAAGTTCAAATACGAAAGTATTGCGGGTATATGGCCTTTGGAAGTACGCCGATTCCTAACTTTGCGTGGCGATACAGTGTGAATTATGGAGATTTAGAGTTTCGAATCTCCAATATGTCTTCTGATGAAGAAGATCAGGTTAGGTCTGTATTTTTAACCAATCTAATATTACTCGAAGCCGATATTCCCGCTACGAGAGACAATATTGATACGGCACAAGCGGCCGTGTGGTATCGGAATAAGAATGAATTACGTGAAAGATGGGCAATTTACGATGATTGGCGAAGACGTCTATGCGATTTCATCGGATGTGAATGTGGGCCAGCATTAGTTAAGCGTGGCTTGAGGATTGTGGCTTAATGGATGGCATAAAAGCACAGTCGAAGATTTATAAAGGTTACGCCATAGCCGCCAAAAAAATAGGATTGGTATACAACCAATATCGTTCAACAACTGGTATTGACCCGATAGTAATAGGAAATCTTATTTCTAGTACGTTCTACGCCAGTTTTAATGTGTCTTGGGATTACATGAAGGCCAGTAAATATGGGAATGCCATTTTCCAATGCGTGGCTGACGGGCGTGTTTTACAGGTAGGCGACTACTTAGTCGATTCAAGTAAGACATGGTTCATTATAGGAATGGAGCACCTTCTTCCAATTCTAGCGGTTGAATGCAATGCAACCGCTACTATAGAACGGCCAACCCAGTCTACCGCAAAAGGATTTGTTGGCTATGCTGGGTATGTGCCAGGGAATGGAACAGTCGTAATGCAGAATATCCCTATTTCCTTGTTAATTGACGGAAGAGGTAGGGAAAACCCTAATAAACTTCCGATGGATTCGACATGGGGAAGGTGGTTGATATTGATGCCATTTCTCGGAAATGTACAAATTAAAGTCGGCGATATGATGAAGGTTGGGACAGACCTTTACATCGTTGATAGCAATGAATTAACAGAATTTGGATGGCGAATACGGGCTAAACGGACAATTGTGTAATGGCTGATCTTTCGGATGTCTTAACAGCCCTAGGTAATCTGGTTCAATCCTATGTGTATCCTAATGGCACCTCATCAGCTTCTGTAGCTGGGGTAGATATAACTATTGAAAGCGGCTGGCCGATTCCCAATTCATTGGATACGGCATTAGCAGCAGGAAAAGCGCACGTTTCTATTTTTCCAACGCCTGTTTCACATGAAACACCATTATTTTTAAGAGAATGGCAAACATCTTCTATAGCAACACCAACATTAACAGCGGTAGTTGCGAGTAACACAATAACAATCGGTGGCACCGTTTCACTACCGCAAGCGGTTATGGCGGTAGTGAATGAGATTGGCTATTCATACCGCGTTGTTCTCGGTGATACGTTAACAACAATAGCAACGAACTTAGCGGCTTTAATCCCTAATGCGACGTCTTTTGGAGCCGTTATCACGATTACGAATGTTCACAGTATTAGAACTTCCATCATTGTAGCGGCAGTTAACTCGATGGAAGTAAATAGGATGGAACAGTTTTTTTGGCTCATTATTCATGCACCAACTCCTGTGATCCGAGATGCCATTGGCCGAGCGTTGAATTCAAATTTTAGTTATTTGATTAGTTTTCCACTGGCTGACAATACGGTTGCTATGAACTGGGCGATTAAAGATGACCCCACAGACCAGCTAGAAGAAACGAGACTTTACAAAAGAACGCTTCAGTTAAAAATAAGTTATCCAATAACTGTCACACAAAACACCAATACCTTAGGCGACGTTTACGTCAATTCGATAGAGATACAACATGGCGATTAAAAAACAAGGAAATGAGTTAGGTTACAAACTCGTCGTGCGTTCACCTTTTAATCATTATCAAAGAGGGGATGAGATTTTGGATGTAACTGAAATCAAAGCAATTCTGGAAAGTCCAGCCAGTCTTAGTGTGGTTAAGGTCTCTACTTCAACCGAAGAGTAAAAAACTATGTCTATTGTTTATCAGGGTACAACAAATTTAAACGTAGTAGGCATTCCTAATGCGTATGTTCAGATTGTTCCTCCTAATATTCCTATTCAAGGCGTTGAAACCGATATCATAGGAATTGTCGGAACTGCGATAGGCGGCCCAACTAATTCTCCTTTTGTCGGGAGTTACCAAGATTGTTTGAATATGTTTGGTACTCCTCAAAATTCTACTTTCGATTTAATGACCCAAGCCATGCTTTGCAATATGCAAGGCGCAAACAACTTTCGTATTGTCCGTGTTACAGACGGTACAGATGTAGCAGCTACTGTCAATTTGTTAGATACCGCACCCGCAACAGGAGCAGTTTTAACATCTAAGTATACTGGTACTTTAGGGAATAATCTTCGTGCAGTTATCAGTGCTGGAACAAGCACTATTACTGGCACACTGACTTATAAGCTAACTGTTTATGTCCTAGGCGGCTTAACTGAGGTTTTCGATAATATCGGTGGTACAGGAGCAACTTTTTGGACGAACTTAGTAAATGCGGTGAACTTAGGTCAATCGGGAATTCGGGGTCCGTCCAATTTAGTAGTTGCAACCGATAGTACTGGAACGGCAGCTCCTGCATTGTCTTCTTACTCCTTGGCGGGAGGAACCACCGGAAACAGTGGTGTGACCTCTACAACCTTAATTGGTGCGGATGGTCTAACGCGCACCGGTATGTATGCTCTGCGAAATAGTGGAGCAAGTCTTGGACTACTTGCTGACTTAACCGATACGACTAAATGGTCAGTCGTTGATTCCTTTTCGCGTAGCACATTTATTTACTTTGGTCTTCCTGGTGCTATTGGACAGCAAGATACTATCTCTACGGCTGTCACTAATCTTCAGGGAGTTGGTATTGATGATCCGACCATTTTCGTGATGTTAGGAGATTGGTTATATTTCAATGATCCTTACAACAATATTACACGATTAGGAAGTCCTGCAGCTTTTAGACAAGGACTGTTGGCTAATCTTTTACCAAATGATTCTGCTCAAAATAAACCGCTATACGGAATAGTTGCTAGTCAAAAATCTCAGGAACACAAAAAGTATTCAGATGCTGAGCTTTCTGCTCTTAATACAGGCCGTATTGACGTTATTGCGAATCCTGAGCCTGCTGGGAATATTTGGGCATCTCGCTTGGGGATTAATACCAGTAGCAATCCTTATTCTAATCGGGATAACTATCCTAGGATGAACTTCTACTTAGCCAATTCCATGCTTGGATTCTTGGGTAAATATATTGGTCGTCCTTACAGTGTGTCCCTTGTTGATCAAGCCAATGCTGAACTCAACTCGTTCTATCAACAACTACAGTCTTCTCAGATGATTGTTGGCTATAACGTGAAAATGGATACACCTGATAAAGCGGGCACAAATAATCCACAAGCACGTATTGATCTTGGGTTTTTGCAAGCTGATATTCAAGTTCAATTAGCTGCAATCATCGTTAACTTTGTTGTGAACTTGGATGCTAATCAAGGTGTACAGATTTCTTTTACTACATCTCCACGAGCAGGTCTTAATCAATAAGAGGAATTACCATGGCATTAGACGGATTAATATCAGGCGCGTCGACACGACTTGTTATCAGCGATCCTGTAGAAGGAGTCATCCCAATTCTGTACTTGAAATCCTTCAGTGCACATGAAGGTTCTCGTATTGTTCCTGACATCTTAATGGATGGAACGGTAAGACTGCCTAAACTGTTTGAAACATGGCATGGTGATATTACTCTTGCTCGTGGAAACGCTGTCTTTGATAGTTACATTGCGCGCCAAGCCGCACTTTACTACACAACACAGAATGAAGTGTTAGCTAATCTTTATCAAACGATTACCGAACAAGATGGCTCAACCACACAGATTCAGTACAATCGTGTCCAGTTTGTGATCGAAAACGCAGGCGATTTCTCTGGAGCGGAAATCGTTAATTACTCCATCTCATGGATAGCGGCTAATCGACAGGTCATCACTTAATATGTCCGAAAATAAAGAAAGTAAACCTACTTCTAACAATATTTATGATGGAAAAGTTATCACAGATAGTTTGGGAAGAAAGTTAAAATTAAGAAACGCAGGGTTGTTAGATGGTATGGACTTGCGTGAAGCGTTAGGTACAAAGGTATCTCATCCCACAAACGAGCAGTTAGCAGATAGAAGTTTGTACATTTCCATGATCGATGATTTTCTTCTTTCTCAGCCTCCGGCTAATTATGCGGAGTTTCGAGGAAACATCAAGAGAATCGGTGATGAGGGTTTTAGTGCACTCTTCAAGTATGAGATGGAATGTGCAAATAATAACGAAAATAAAACACCTGAAGAAATTCAGAAAGAGGAGATTGAGAAAGTAAAAAAATAGTTAGCCATGTACCACTGAGATATGCACTTCAATTGGTTAAACATGGCTTGTCTGAAGATACTGCCTTTTCGCTTAGTCCTTCCAGACGGATTGCCTATAATATTATCTTCGCTGAAATTGAAAATAACCAACAGTTCAATTTCTCCACCATGAAATTTGAAGAAAGGAAGGAGGAATAATGAGAAACTTTACCCTCGATACTTTCGTTCAACATCTTGAAGACGTCGTTGCATCTTATCCGGTACGTGAAAAACTATTCTTGAAAGAAGTAGGGCATCTTGTTGAGAATGAGGCCAAGAAAAAGATCGGCCATCTTCAACCTGGATGGCAACCGCTTGCCGCAGCAACTATCGCCGATAAAGAAAAGAAAGGATATGACTTTAATTCTGATCATAATCCTTTATATCGTGATGGTACTTTATTGCATTCGATAAAGTCCGGTGTCATGGGAAAAACAGTTGTTGTTGGCTCCTCAGAAGATACCGCTGTATGGCAAGAAATGGGAACACACGGAAAGCATCCTATTCCTGCGCGTTCATTTTTGGGTAGTGCAATGTTCGAATCAAAAAATAAAATTCAACTTGGCATGAGAGAGTGGTTTGAAAATACAATTCAAAATAAAAAAGTTTCTACGAATGAATTAAGAACGCACGTGGAGACCTATCAACCATGATTGAAGCCTTTAAGATAGCCGCACTTCTCAATTTAGAAGGAAACTCTTTTACAAAACTAAAAGAGTTAATGGCTTTACTCAAGAAAACGCAACGGGAGTTTAAAAACCTCAATGCATTGACGAAAGCGCTTAATGTTAATTTGTCGGAAGGACGATTTAGCGATCCTTTTAGACGGCTTAATCAAAGTTTAGCGGTAACGGAACGACGAATGTCAGCTGTCGTGATGCAATCACGCGCGTTAAATAGAACAATGGAGAGCGGTTCTGTTGGAAACGCTGTTGAAGAAGGAGCAATTGCTGGCGCTGCATCCAAAGGAGCGTCTCGAGCTCGAAGACGCGGTAAATTTCATCACCATGCTAGGAGTCATTTCGATATAGGAGGGATGGGGATTACAAATAATGTTCCTCTAGGTGTTGGTATAGGTGCTGGATTAGTTGCTGGTGGGGCTTATGAAGCCTATCAGGCGGGTAGCGAATGGAGTAGGCAAGTGGCTCGGGTGAGAATGCAAGGATTTACGGGTTCTGAAGTAAATCAAGCAAAAGCATACGCAATGAATACCAGAATACCTGGTATCTCACATATTGAAATGATGGAAGCTATTCGCGACTCTGCGATGGCAACCAAAAGTATGCCGATGGCGTTAAAGCTAGCTAAGCCGATGGCAGAAATCCAGTATGCAAATTCTATTATTTACCATAAACAATATACTGGATCGCAAAGTAGTGCACTTATTAAGTACGCCGAAGCGCGTGGTGGAGGCGATTTAAATAAAACGGTTGGCGCATTAAATGAAGCCCAAAAGTTGATTTCTTTGTCCGGCGGAAACTTCGATCCTATTCAGTTAAGAGCCATGATGCGTCATGGAGCATTAGCATTACAACACGTTTCAAGTCTAGGCATGGCAGGCTTAGAACCTGTTGCCCAAGAAGTACAGGGAGCGACCGTAGGGACAGGTTTACAATCTTTAAGTTTAGAGCTTCTAGGCGGACATATCTATAAAAAATCAGCTGCAAATTTAGTACGAAGTGGTTTCGGTAAGTGGGGGAAAAGTGGATTTGAATTAAAAAGGAAATGGAAAAATTTATTAATGACAGATCCAGCGGAATTTGCTTTTGGAGTTCATGATACTCTTAAAGAACGCGGATACTCAGAAAAGCAAATTACAGAGTTTGAGACAAGAAATTTTGTAAGAACTGGTGGAATATTGGTCTCTCTTCTTAACAAGAATCGCTCAAAGATCATGCGAACCCGAGAATTGTATTCAACGGCATTTGGTATTAATGCTTCGGTTTCAGAAGCTGGTGGAATGCCTGGTGGCCAGATGAAGAACCTTTCTGCTGCATTTCAAGATTTCTCAACAGCGTTATGGAATTTATCTAAACCTGGAATTATAGATGGTATTAAAGCACTAACATTTTTGCTCAATCAGCTAACTAATGCATTAACTTTTCTAAAAAAACACAATATTTTACCTGGCGCAGGAAAAACTTTAGGAATGGCGGCTTCATCAGTAATTCCAGGTGCGCAAGGACTGTATTTGGAACATGATTTATACAATAAAGTGATATCTCATTTTGAAAAACCTAAAACTAATGATTCCGTTCATGTTCATTTTGATCCTCATGAATTTCAGCATGCTGTTGCATCTGGACTAAACACGGCTGCTACAAAGCAACCAACAACAATAACAGGAATCAATTCATTTGAGACGCGATTTACTTCTCCATTTAATGGTAATGGAGGATTCTAATGCCCGTTATTTTGCAACTTGGCGACATACAATTTTTAGATACTGAAATTCCATCGCGTATTAATTTTGCTGGTCATCAGATGTTGGGTGTCCACAAAATGATTGGCGGTCAACGGCAGATTGATGCAATGGGCGTGGATCCTGATGATCAAAGATGGCGAGGAATGTTCTTCGGGGAAAATGCTAAGTTTCGTGCACAATTTTTAGAGCAGATGGCGCAATCGGGACAAGTATATGGATTAACGTATGAAGGATTTTCTTATTCGGTTGTGATTCACTATTTCAAACCGCTATATGAAGCACCTTTTAAAATTCCCTATGAAATATCGGTCGTTATTCTAGAGAATTTAACAAACCCTATTAATGTTTTACCGCTTGCCAGTTACGATCAGGAAATACAAACGACATTGTTTGAAGCTTATAATATTGCATTGTTACTTCGAAATGATCCAATATCGGGAGCAATGGCTGCCGTGAATGTTGCAACGGAAAATGTGAACTTCAATGATGCCTCGTTGATAGAGCTTAATAATATTGGGGTGACTATACAGTCAGCTAGAAATGTTGTTACGACTCAGATTCAGCAATTAAGTCAGGAGATATTCGGATGAGCACTCCTGCTAATATATTGTCAGAACAAATGTTGCAATTAAATCAGATGTATCAGTTGCAGTATTTGCTGGACAAAAACATTAAAAATATTGATCTTATTATCAATGGCGGTAATGGAACTATCTTGACAGTATTGAACGCGGATTTATTTCAGCTAGCCGCTAAATATTATAGCGATTATAAGAAATGGACTGTGATAGCTGATGCAAATAATCTAGTGTCGCCATTGATAACAAGTTCAACACCAATGCAATTAGTGATACCGAAAAGCGGTCAAGATACCGGAGGAATAAGAGTTGATTAATAAAACTCCGTTTGTTCCTTCGGTTCGATTTCCGCGTGCTATCGTTCAGGTGAATGATGTCGGTATTAAGTATTTAGATGTTCGAATTGACACGAATGACTTTTCATCTGCTGATGAGTTTACTGTAAGTGTTCCACTCAATGGACAGCCAAAACCTTTTACATTTGGGTATTGGGGAAATGCGGCACAGTTTTTGATAAAGATTTATGTGGGATTTCCAACTAATCCACAACAGTTTACGCAAGATGAGTTGGAGTTGGTTTTTGTTGGTGAGGCTGATAATTGTTATGTCGATCCAGTCGCGGGTGTTGTGAGATTAGTAGGACGAGATTTAACATCACGACTTATTGATAAGAAAACGACACGAAAGTTTTCGAGTTTAACTGCATCGCAATTAGCCACATTACTTGCGAATGAGAATGGGTTAACGCCCATCGTTACTCCTACTACGACAACATTAGGAAGTTTTTATTTCTTAGATCAAACATTACTGAGTCGCACAGAAACTGAGTGGGATCTGCTGAACTCAGCAGCGACACAAGAAGGGTTCGTGGTGTATGTAGAAGCAGGTAATCTTATCTTTAAACCAAAACCTGTAATCCCTGGAAATCCCTATGTGATTTACTACAATCAGCCGACGAATACTTTTGCATCTCCGGTTTCGAATGTAGAAAGAATTACTTTTGAACGCGATATGACTTTGGCGCAAGATGTTATTGTGAAAGTGCGTTGTCCTTATAGCAGTATGACAGGTAATGATTTCACCGTGATTGCGACGGCTCATAATACCTCGCGTTCCGAGTTGAAAGGTCTACCCACACCATCTGGCCATAAGCAGGTTTACACGTTTATTAAACCTGGATTTACGAAACAACAAGCGTTGCAGTACGCCCAAAATGTTTTAAAGAATATTGCTCAACATGGAATAAAGATGTATGCCACACTTCCTGGCGATCCAATCTTTAAAAAAGATACGGTTGTACAAGTTCAAGGGACGGACAGCGATTACGATACCTATTATTACATGTCGAATATTTTGAGAACAATTAGACCGGATGGTTTTAAGATGACGATTTCCACAAAAAATAGTCCAACCAATAGCGAGGTTGTCGTTTGAGCGATCCGATGAATGCGATGCGAATGCATGCCGCAATGACGCAGAATTCGCGATACTTTTCTCAACTAGGTATTATTGCAGCCTATGATGAATCACGTCATATGGCTCAAGTTATTTTACAGACTTCATTTGAAGATGATCCACAACTTCAAACAGGATGGTTAAGGATTGCAACGCCTTGGGTAGGAAGTGGTTGGGGAATGTACAGTGCTCCTACTTACGGCAGTATGTGTACGATTCATTACCAAGAAGGAAATATTAATACAGGATTTATTTCACTTTTTCTAAATACCGTTAATCAAGCGCCTCCTTCTGTTCCGCAAGGCGAGTTATGGATAGTTCATCAATCCGGCTCATCGATAAAGATGACAGAAGATGGACTGATTACAATTATTGGAAGCCCAAAAGTGGTTATTAATGGAACAAATGTTGATATCAATGTAACGGGTAAAGTTAATATTGAATCGGATTCTGATATGGAACTAAAAAGCCAAACAAAAATAAAAATAGATGCGCCGATGGTGGAAATTGGAGATACACATACAATGCCAACACCATTATTACCATTGGTAAAACAGGGTGGTGCGCCTACAGTCAATGTGAAGGGTAGCTAATGATAGTTGATATTGACCAAACATACGGAAACGATATTCAAGTTTCTTCTTCAGGAGATTTGAGAACTGTTTCTGGAAGTGAATTTGGTAAACAACGTATTATTCGACGGCTTTTAACACCAACCGGCGCGTATATTTTTCATACAGACTATGGATGTGGCATTCAATTAAAAATTGGCGAGCCTCTAACAACAGCACTTTTTGAAGAAATAAAAACAGATATTTACTCAAACATTTACAAAGAAAGTCGCGTAGCAAAAGTTCCAACGCCACAGATTGTTTTGCAAGAAATTTTTAATGGATTGCTATGTCAGATTACCTATACCGACACAGCAACTAATGAACTCGAAATCATTTCGTTTACGGTGACTAACTAATGCCTTTACCACTTAAAGACGCGGATAGTTTTACACGCGATCAAATTCTGGCAGTCCAGACAAAGTCCTCTGCATTAGTGGACTTTACACAAGGCTCAATTCTATTAGCATTAATAGAGAGCAACACGACCGCCTGTGGGTTATTTTTGCAATCGTTAATTGAATATGTGTACGCTAAAACGCGATTAACGACCTCAACTGGTGTAGATGTTGATACGTTTGTTAATCCTTTTGGATTCTTCCGAAAAGCGGCCGTTCCTGCGAGTGGATTAGAAAGATTCTCACGATCCTCCTCTACCATTCAAGCGTTGATTCCAGTTGGAACACAAGTAAGTTCTCCCACTTCAAATCAGAATTATAAAGTGACTTTGGATCTAACAAATCCACATTGGAGCCCTTCTCTAAATGCGTATGTGATTCTTATCGGTGATAACAGCATTGATATTCCTATTGAAGCCATTAATGCTGGCGTAATTGGGAATACGAGCGCAAATCTTATTACTGTTTTAAATTCTGGGATCATCGGCGTTGATACAGTCACTAACCCATCTGCTCTATTAAGTGGTGAACCACAGGAAACAGATGCACAAGTCTTCGTGAGATTCCCAATTTATCTTGCTGGACTTTCTAAAGGATCAAAAGCGGCATTAGCATCGGCATTACTCAGTATTGCGAATTTAGAGCGCTACAATTTAGTTGAGAATAAAACCTTTCCGGATGATTTGACTCAACTTGGATACTTCTATGCCATTGTTGATGATGGAACAGGTGATCCTCCAACAGAACTAATAACCGCTGCAGAAACAGCAATGAATGTCACTCGCGGATTTACCATTGCGTATTCGGTTTATCCTCCGGCGATATTAGAAGTTGATATCGAATTAACGTTGACCATTACACCAACAGGCCAACAAGTCGATATTACTCAGAACGTTACTAACTCTATTACGCAATTTCTTTTTCAAGCAGGTATTGGAGGGCTATTGCCTTATTCAATGGTCGCTAATTTGGCATATGAATCATTGCCTACTAATAACCAGAGTGTGCCTAATACTACCTTTGCACGAGATCTGAATATATTGAATGTGACGTTGGTTACCGTGAACGGTGGAACGGCTGATTTACAAGCAACAACGAATGAGGTTCTGAAACTCGACTCTATTACTATTAACTATATCTAAAAATGGCTATTGGTTCTCCCGACGATATTTACATCATTCTCAAACGAGAACTCGCACCGTGGTTCGGAGAAACCTTACCCACTAATATTGATGCGTTATTGCAAAACTATGTTTCGAGTGGAACTTTCAATTATAGCCAATATGGTTACATTGATTTACAGACAAGAATTCAAACAGCAACTGGTGAAAATCTCGACAAGATATCTGTAGATTATTTTGGAGGAGAATTTCCTCGCCGAAACGGGCAAGGAGATTCGTCTTATCAGAAGATGTTATTGGCATTTCTGATTTTGGAACGCGGTACACGTACCGGATTATCAAAAGCATTAACCGCTTTAACCGGGAATGTTCCCATCTTATTTGAGTTTTGGAATCCTTCAGATGCTGGCGCTTATAATATTTCTACTACTGCTTATGATATTTCTCAATATGGGGGAGGATTAGATGATTGGGCATATCAAGGATTTGCAGATGTTTATGTCTCTGCCGGTATTGGAATGGGATTTTACGGTGGTTTTAATGAAAACATTTTTCCGTACGATGAGATTGATATAGGCGCTTTCAACTTCTATGGAAGTGAATCCCTATTGGAAGATGTGGTGACGGATGATGATATTTATGCCGTTATTAATGCATTCAAATTGTACGGAACGGTAGTATGGACACGAATTCATCGAGGAGAAACACCTCCGACGCTAGAGCAATTAACAGATTCGAATGGATTTCTTATAACAGATGATGATGGCGATATATTGATGGTGTAGCAGTATTTCTATAGGGAGGGCAGCATGCCTACCACATTTAAAGTAAAAGATTATCCCATGATTCCGGTAACTCAAGTGAATACAGGAGGAGGAATGTCAACAATTGCAACGGATTCATTTAGTGCAACCACATCGACTTCCGTTAGATCGGTGACTTTTATAGTGCCAGCAAATGCAGCGTATCAATTTGTATCCAGTGGAGCAGCAACGAGTGCCATTACCAGTATTTATGAACTTACCTTATGAGGAAATCTTATGACAGATAGAGTTGCGGTATACCCAAGTGAAATCATCTATAGCTCTGACATGCTTCAAACTAATCGCTATCCTTATATTGGGGTGGGATGTTTAACAGATGCCATCCTAGGTTCTACTACTCAGATAAATGGATTTCCCTGTACAGCCCAAACCCCAACCCCCAACTTGAGTGTTAATGTGGGAGCAGGTGAGATTTACATACAACAAGCCGTAGATACCACAGCTTATCCTACTTCTGATGGCGGTTTACCTGCTGATCCAAAACTCATCATGAAGCAGGGAATCTATCCCACGCTTACTAACTTTCCGTTAGCCGCTCCTGGAACAGTGGGGTATTCAATTAACTATTTGATTGAAGTTGAATTTGATGAGCTCGATACAAACATCGTTTCGCGGCCTTATTATAATTCCTCTAATCCTTCATCTCCAGTATTTAATAACGTAGCTACGGTTAGAAAAGATACTGCTGTTGTTACTGCAAAAGCCGGAGTTGCTGCAATTACGGGAACTCAGGTTACACCTGCACCAGATGCTGGAAATATAGGGATGTGGGTGGTTACTGTTGCTAATGGACAGACACAAATTACTTCTGGTGATATCAATCGCTATACAAATGCGCCTTTCATTATCGATAAACTGAAAGATAAGATAAGCCAAGAAGTGGCGGACAGGTTATATGAGAAAAGAAATTTCTATGTAGATAGCGGAACGGCTAATACTTATGTACTTACTCTTTCTTCGTTGTATGGAACCGCTCCCGCATACTATAATGGAATGAAAGGAAACTTCTTTGCGTTGGTTGGGAATTCTGGTGGTGCATCTACCGTTAACTTTGACGGAGTTGGTGCTGTAGCATTAGTTACTCCACAAAATACCGCTCTTCCCGCAAATGTTATTGATTCAGGTGACTATATAGAATCAGTTTATAAAGCATCTATATCTAAGTTTGTGATGACTAATATCAAACCTAATGTAGATTCTGGAGTTTCTCTTATAGGCTTCTCAGCCAATGAAGTTTTTTCTCTAACAGGAGGAGTGGGAGAAAAGATACTTAGCTTTACATTGGTTTCTCAGACTTTTGATATATGGAATTCAGTAGATACGAGAATACAACCAACCTTGGCGGGATGGTACAGAGTAACCGTTTCTATTAATGCTCTCACTGATACAGAAGCAGTCTTCTATCCTGTTAAGAATGGTAGTACAAGTGATTTTACAATATGTCAAACCACAGCAGCAGCTACTACTGTAGAAAGTCTAGTTACAGGATCGAACCTAATATATTTTGATGGAACTGATTGTGTGGAGATCTATGTTATTTCAGATCTTTCAGCAGGCGTTACTGTTTTAAAGCAACCAACTGGAATAGCGATTGATAGTACCTTTATACAGGTAGAGTATCTAGGCTCTTAGTTCTCCCAAATCTTTGCCAGCTCAACCGGTGTCAAATACCGGTTGCGCCGCATCATTTCGGATAGTTCTTTTGCTCTCTTCCCAACATCTATATACCACTTACTTCTTAACATCTCGTGAGAAGCTTCTTCCCATCTAGCGTTATCTATATCGAGAATAAAGTTTCTGAATCCTATAAATGCTCTTTCTCCAATATTGAAAACCATATTGATGATGATATCTTTTCTGACATCACTTAAGAACTTGAACCATCCGTATTTCTGAAGAGACTTTTCTATTTGTTGAATATCATTATTGAGAAGATAATAGGCAGATTCCTTGGATATCTTGAGTGTTTCTAGATTCTCTAGTTGAGTTGGTGTGATGGCGAGCGTGCTTAACTCACCTTGTGAAAAACCACGATGCTCTATATTTCTTCCTATCCCAATTGTCCAAATTCCTTTTGTGTCTTTGTATGCTTGTAATCGTAAACCTTCATGCCTTGCGAGTTGAGGAATGAGTTTTTCGTACATATCTAGTCCTTGTAAATTTAAACTTGACTAAATATACCATCAAACATTCTATTAATCACATCTTGTGCCCAAATACATAGTAGAATCTCTCGATTATATTCATGAAGTCGATGGAGATTTTGGGGAAATGGAATAGCGTACTTTCTCGCATGTTCTCGCGCTTTTTGGATCTCTGTGAAATTATATTTTTCCATTCTACTTAATCTCCATTAAAATTTATCAAAAACTCTATATTTATCAGGTATTATTGAATATATCTTCCAAAACTCTTCTGCACTAATAACCTCATATCCATGATGAGTTTTTTGAAAAGTGTCTATTGCTTTTTTGTAATCCATGACAGAAGACTTGTGAGTATAGAAATGTTTCTCTGGTTTAGGCCATCCTGTTCTTTCACAGTCTTCACGACGCGCTAGATTTGTCATCATAATGTATTCTACATTTTCTGTGATGCAAACATACTTATCCGAGTAAGATTCGTATTCTACAAGTTCGTAAAATCCAATATCTTTATTCATTCTGTAGTACCATAACAGAGGTGACTTACTCATATCAGTCTAGAAAGTAATTAGTTATAAGGCAAAGAGGAATCAAAGCAAGCAAAAGACACATTCCCATATGAAGATCTCCAAACAATAGAAACACGATGGATGCGAAAGGAATTCCTATCCATGTATAAGTGATGATCCTTTCTAACTTTGATAGAATATATTCTTTTAGTTTCTTCATTTATGGGTCACGGTATATAAAGGTTCGTAGGGTTATTTTTATGAACATCAAACTTATTGTCTGTTATATGTGAGAAGATCTTCATATTAAAAGGAAGGGTTAATACATGATAACCTGACTTTGACGGTATAACTTTTATAATGCCTTTCGGATCCCTGCGGATCTCGTTGACAATATCAATTACTCCTTTTACTACATTGTAGTCTCTACTGTCGATATCTATTATCCAACTTTTGTCATCACCTGATGGTCTTCCACATGCTGAGTTATAAGCGCTCCTTACCCCATGATAATTATCACAACTCAACTGTGACGAAATAATCTCCATTGTGTAAAGAGCGGTTTTCTTTAAACTTCTATGGTTAATGTTAATCATTACTCTTGCTTGAAATAGATTGGCTATTTCTTTCATTTCTTCCCAGTTTGATGATAAAGAGTCACAGTTACAAAGATAGTAAGATTTTATCAACCTATTATCATACTTTAAGTCGTTATTATCTTTTCTGCGTCTAATTATTTGACAGAAATAGAATGTATCCGGATTTTCGAAAGTTAAGAGTGGGTCAATTAGAGAATAGTTATCTATCATTGGTTTCTCATGGTAGATCTAACAGCAGAATGTGCGGCATGCAGAGACATCGCCAGAGGCACAAGATATGTTTTATGATCAAAGTTCTCATCGGTACAGCCAAGCATGAAAATACAAGCGACTATAACAGCTATAACTATTGGTAATTTCATTCGACAATCTCCGGTAGTTTATCAAGATATTTCATAAAGGCTTTAATAGCATGGTCATATCCAAATCCTACGTACGCATAATAACCACTCCTTTTCATCATGTTAATCCAAATCTTCTGTTCTTCCTTTACTGAATTTAACTTTGTCCCTTCACGCTTTAACTCTAACCACATGCCATGATACCCGTTCATTGGATAAGCTAAAAAGAAATCGCAGACACCTTTCTTAACGCCCATGCGCTTTAGTTTCTTAGCTTCTAATGGATGCCGTGATCCGCCATTTGGAATATGGATAAGATAGTCTTTTAGAATTGGGTGAAGACGCGCAATAGTCCATTATTGCGATATGATCTTGCTCTTCAGTTGGGATTATTCTTGTCATTTCTTATCTGATTAAACTGGGCAAGTACTTCGGAGAATTGAAGCTCCATCATTCGAAACTTAGCTTCTAAATGATCAAGTTGTAACTTATATATATCTGCTCTTTCTTTCCCATATTTTAAAGTTTCAGAATTAACTTCTTGGACTACTCTTTTAATATCTACCAAAATAGGAATATTTTCTATGATTAGATCTTTCTCTTCAGTGGATTCTCCATTTTCATAAAATAATTCTACAATTTCTCCATATTTTCCATCTATCTTCACTAAGAACTTAATAGACTCACAGTCTACGTATAAATCTTGTGGATATAATTTCATTATAAGAACCGCCCCATACTTATCTTTTTTATCTTTACTGTATGCAACTATTGGTGAATACCAATCAACCGCCATAACAAGCTCCTAAATTAAAAACCGCCAAGGTTGCGCGACATCTTTTCAGATACTAAGCGTGACGGTTATATTGAGTCATCTGGTATGTCTCTGTCTCTCGGCTATATCTATAAGAGGATTGCATATGGCCGCTATATAAGCTGTTAACAAAGAAGCTAATATCCCACAAATTATAGATTGATAGACAGTTCTATAATCTAATTCTCCAAAGAGTATAGAATGAATAGCCGCTCCCATTGTGGCTGAAGCCGCTACCTCTGGAACTATTCTCAAACTCTCATTTTCTCTAAAGAATCTCATCTTTTCTCCTTCTTCAATTTATCTGGATCTGGAAATTGCCTTTCTAAGTCTTCCTTGTTCTTATTACGCAATCCCTCGAGTAATCTCGTAAAAAATGATGGTATTGATTCTGGTCTTTTATTGTCACCCATATTAGTCACTCTCCTGTTTCTTAATAATCAGTTTATTTCTTATTGCATTGTAAGAATGTTCTTTATATTCGTCTTTATCTGTATTCATTAACTTCTCTTTTTCTGACCATACAATTACAAGAACCAAAGCAACGACTGCTAATAGTGAAATCATATTCCCTCCCTGGTTATTACTCCTTATAAAGATATTTCAAGAAAATACAGAATATTACAATAACAGCAATCCATGCGGTTAATTCACATAAAAAATGACAAACATTTTCCCCTATTTCAACCATGATTATTACTCAGCAGAAGGAGACCATGTTCCTAACTTCTTCCTAAATATTTCCCATTTTGAAGTAGACTCATCCAACAACGGATGAATCAATTTAAGCCTTTCAATTATTGGCTCTACTTCAGGATGGTCTATAAATGTAAGATTATTAATAATAAAATCAACTTCTTCTTTAATCATTTTCACTTTTTTTGTTATCATTATTTCCCCTTTCTAGTTTATTTTATCATGAGGTAAGGTCTTCTAACTAAACAGCATCCCTCTACTTTCTCTCCATCTTTTATAGCAATTCCTATTAATTTCTTATTCGGTGTTTTAGTGAAGTTGAAATACATGTCATCTATTCCTTCTTCATTTATTATCTCAACAGATTCACGTCCATCGCATATCTTAATATTAAAACTAAAATCATCGGCTTTAATTTCGGAGATCTCCATTTTATGCATGTGAAAAACAACATAATCTCTAAGATACTCAACTTTCTTCTCAAGAGCCTTTCTGCGCCGCTGGATTCTCTTTTCCACTTCTTTAACACTGTCTAATTCCGCTTCTAGATTGAGAATATAGGCACATACATTTTTGGCTTTCTCCTTAAACTCACCTTCTGCTTTCTCCAATTTTTCAAGACAGTCCATTGCATCCATTTCATTCTCAAACCCTAAATTATTCTCGTTGAGAAGAGATAAATACTTATCGGAAATCTTATAAAGTTGCATACATCACCTCTTAGAGTTTAGGAGAGATCATTAGTGCTTGCGTTTCACATCCTTTATCTAAAATACGCTGTGTTAATGCTTCCATGGCTCTTCCTGTAAAGAATCCACAAATCGCCAATAAAGAGGCATCCCTTGATTTAATGGTATTAAATAGATCGAGAGCTCCAATACTTAACCCAACACCTGTTGCTGTACATGAGCCTACAAATCTTGGAATAAACCCATAGTCAGAGAAGAATGTTTTAGGTTTTGACAAGAAAACGGTAGGAACATGGTTTAGAAATCTGCTTATCACGTATGGACATGCTGTATAGAGAAAAGAAGCACTAATATCATCCATAGTAGATTTCTCTACTAACTCCGCTATTCCAAGTACCAACAAATATCCAAGTGCTGAGCTATGGAGAAAGTCTACCACTTCTTTATATACCGGCATTCTTAAATCCCTATGGATCCACGATATGGAACTTCCTCGCGATTCGTCTTCATCCGATGAAATGTTAGACTTCAAGATAGACTTATGAGGAAGTCGTGCTGACGGAGGGAGATAAGAGTCTGGTGTTTCTCTACCTATCTCCGAGTCGCCGTCACCATAAGTCACTTTCTTATGAGCCGTTAAAGGAGTATCTTCATACTCAGTAAAACTTTCTTCATTTA